CCATAAAAAATAGCAGTTCCGTAAGCATTGGCGATCTTAATGTGACGAACCTTGCCCGTAAACGAGCCGCTCGCACTTAAGGTATCAACTGGTTCAGCACCCATAGGGGTTGCAACGGTAGCCATAATGGCCTCCTCAAGTTAATCAACCAACCCCTTGCCAGAGGTTAGTCCTTACCAAATGAAGACACCCGTGTGCTTCGCTCAGGATTGAGCAATGGCATACGAGGGTCATTTTCGCGCAAGAAATTATTGTCCACGGACTGCATCTGATTATCAGCAACCTGCTCAAAGTGCTTGGTGCGAGCATCCATTCTGGCTTTATCAGCCTTACACAGAAGCAAACCACCAACCTCTATGTTGCCCTCAAACTGAGATCCAACATCAGAAGCCAACATAAGCTCAGGATGATCTTCGGCCTTTACAGGCTGCCAACCTTCTCTGAACATTCTTGACACATGAACATTGTCTGATTCACCAAGAGTCTTGGTTCTCACCCAGCGAAACACCCATCCATCTTGTGGCTTGGGGTCTGGCAGGATAGAAGCCGGAATCCATGAATCACTAGGTCTTGCAGACGCATCTCGCGTCTCGTTTTCTCTAGGTGTGCGCTCTTCAGTCACTGTTTGCCCTCCTTAATGAGTTGCATCGCGTACTGTTCATTGGTAAGCCCGATTCGCTTGGCGAGAGCAATCTGGCTGGACGTTAGCCGTACTTTGCGCGGTTTAGCACCGTTGCTCCTTGAGGAGGGTGCCACCACCGACGAGGGCTGATTGACAGTCACGGGCGCGTTACGTCCATATGTATCGCTAGAGTCCTGCCAATCATAATCTGGGAATGCACTACGCATTCTTGAATCTATTCGTTGAAAATATTCAGGAGAGTTTGGTGCGACACCCTCCTGAACAGCTTTAGCATGAGCGCCATAAGCAAGGCTTGTCATCTCTTCAAACCCCGGCTTCATGAACCACTCATTACGAGAAGCCCAGTCTTGGGCCTCTGGCTCAACAGAAGGTTGTTGCGCCTGCTGCTGCGCTACAGCCTGTTCTCTTGCAAGCTGCTGCTGATAAACCTGTTGTTGATAAGCGTCATCCGCTACCGTTACAGGCTTGTTTGCAAGGCTTTGCTCATACTTACTGGCCTCTTGAAGCTCAGACTGCGCTCTCATTAAGCTTTCCTGAGCGGCAACTACGCTATCCGTATCACCCTCTTCGTAAGCTTTCTTGTAATCCTGCCTAGCAGATTCCAATGATAATTGAGCTTTGTCTTTGATCTGGCTTATCAGAGCCGCTTCACCGCGATTGATCAAAGATTCATATTCTTTGTTCTTTGCGGTAACCGCTTGAGCGTAACTCACAGCCTCTTCACGAAGGCGTTCCGCTGCTTCTCGCTGGCGGCGCTCCTCGTTTTGTTCGTACCTAAGCTTGTTTATTCGCTTTTGTACACGGTCACTGTACCCAGAGAGTTCATCGTCATCGATATCGCCATCTGACGAACTAGCCTTTGGTGCGCGACGATCCTCTTCTGGGCGGTCATCGACAATCTCTAACTCTAGGTTAGGATCAGTAACCGCCTCTTCGTTATCTGATGAGCGACCAATAGTTGTCTTTACGCCAAAAAACTTTTCTTCGGCTGAAGACTCTTGGAAACCCATCTCTTCTTGTACTTCGCTCATACCTTAACAATCCCCCTTGGATCTTCTACAACGGCTTCAACGCTATCGTCATTAATCAAACGGAACTCTTTGTCGTGAACCTTGAATCGCGTCCCAGAATAAGACCGCATCAAAATGAAGTCGCCTTCTTTACAGGACGGGCCAGATGGAAACCGCTGTGAATCGCTGTATGCGTCTGGGCCTAGTTCTAAGACCAAACCAACAATAGAGCCGATTTCTTCGTTGTGCAGGGTTTCAGTGGCTTTCAGTATGCCACCAGCCGTCTTTTCTTCGGGTTCAGGTAAAGCAATAAGTATTTTGTAACCTCTGGGTTGAGGCAACTGTTTTGCTTTGCGTGACTGCTCGTCCTCTTCAGGAACTGCGTCATCGTTAATTGCTAATGATTCGCTCATTAGTAGTCCTATGCACTGGAAAAAAGCGTCCAGAGTCGCTTGCACCGCTTATGCGGAGAAATCTTCCTCTACCTTGGCTTGCATATCCAAAAGCTCTCGCTCTGCGATAGCCAAGCCTTCAATAATTCCGACACATTTTGAGTATTCACTATAATCTTTACACGCGCCACCACTTATATGGTCAGCGTACTCGTTCATCTGATTACGCAATGTTTGCCTGTAATACTCGAAACTGTTTACAGAGGATACACTACTCACCTTCTAAGTCCTTAGCTATTTCTCTGCCAATCTTAAATCCTTCCAACTGCTCTTTGGATACAATCTTGCGCTCTTCAAGCTCCTCTTTGGAGTTGTTCTCGGCAATGCTTGCTGCCAGTTTAGCTTGAGCCAAGCGAGCATCCTGCTCCAACCTATCTCTTTGTAGCTGAGAGTTACTGGCAGCTTTTTGCATATCAAGCTGTATCTTAGCCATCTCAGCTTGAGCCTTGGTCTGAGCCTGCATCTCTTTGATTTGTAACTCTTTTTGTTGCATCTGCACGATGGGGTCTTGAGCTTGTTGTTGAGCCTGCTTGGCCTGAGCCTCTTGCTGGTTCTTGCCAGTAAGCTGTTCAGCAGCAGGAGCAACAAGCCTAGAGATTCTAAACTCAATATCTTCTGGCAACGCTGTATCAGGCGGCGGCAACTCGACACCAAGCTGTTTTTCGATCTCCATTCGATACTGAAACGCCAAGTGTTCTTGAATGTGTGCCGCCAACGCTGCGCCAGCCTTCTGTGCGTTTGGACTCTTTGACATGATCTCCATGATCTTGGGGTCTTCAATCATCGCCTTGTGAGCAGTGATGTGCGCCTCATGGTCTTGGTAGATAAACGCTTTAACAGGCTCACTGTTGATGATGTTCATGTTTTCAGATACTGGGTCTGTAGGCTGCATATCGCCCTCTAAGGGCACGATTTTATCTGCATCTCTTATGTTCAGTATTTCTAGCATCTGACGGTGCAGCAGTGGCAAGTCATACATGTCAGGTGATTGCTGCGCTAACTGTAAGGCCGCTTGATACTGCATGATCCTCTGCGCCATCGTTCCAGCGTTAGGATCACTGACGGGGATGATATCGACACGGTCATCAAAGTCTTCACGGGTAAGCGCGGGGCCGTCTTCATCGTATGGGTACTCTTGAGGCCCAAAATCCTTTACGACATTGGACAGTAAGCGCAGTTCTATACGCATAGAGGCGTGTAGACGCGCCTGCACCGCGCTCATCACCTTCATAGAGCGTTCTAGGATGGCTAATGTGGTGCCAACCGGCGCTTCTGCGTTCATGTCAGCCGCCTTTACGTCAGCAGCAGAGGCAAAACGCCGTCCTTCCTCTACAATATCGCCCATAAGCTGGTACAAGACCGTGCTTGGCTCTTTGTAGGGTAAAAATCTGATGTTATCTTGAATTGTGCCGCCCGGAACGTCCACATCGCGGAATTCTCCCGGCATAATCGGCGTATCGTCGCCTTTAATTCGCAATCCTCTGGACTTTAGGCCGCCCGGAAGGTTGGCTAACGTGCCAGCGTCCACTAATTGACGCAAAAGCGAGGTTGCTGACTTAGCTAGACCGCCAATCATGTGAATTAGGCCGAATCCGTAGAAGCCTAGCCCCGGCATGTACTGATAATGCACAAAATGTTGGCGCTTAAGCTTGCGTTGATCCTCTTCGTACCAGTTTCTGCGGATAGATAGCACTGTTCTAGAGCTAAGGTCGATGCTGACAACGTATGGAAGGGCGATTCCAGTAGGTTCGCCGTTGTCTGTGTCTTCAAAACCTTCCAAATCAAGGTCAACCATCATCTCTAGGATGGTATGCCTGCTGTCACTGTCGTAACTAGGCTCATCGCCGGTCAGTTCGTTGTATTTATCCTTGATTCTGTCGTAGCTGTCTGCGGCTGGTGACGCATCTCCTAGCTCAACATCAGCGTAGAAGCCTGAAATCTGTAGTTTTCGCACCTCATTGCTGGTGCGCTTCATGATATGAGTAGCGCGTTCACATGTTTCGAGGTCTGAAGCCCCGTAACTCACAACAAAGTCTTCAGCAGGGACAAACATGCTGCAAGGTCTGCCCATTGATGGGTCGTAATACACCTTTCTGAAGGCGCTACCTGCCAATGGGAGAGAGAAAAGCATCCGCTCTGTCTCTGCGCGGTACTCGGTCATCTTCTCAGTGAGCAAGTAGTTCAGATAATCTTGAACTCTGTGCGCTTGCTTCTCTCTTTCGTCATCTACTTTGCCGACAATCGATGTTTTTACCGGCCCACTGGCTGGGAATATCTCTTGTATGGCTTGTGACTGAAAGCGAATGACCGATTCTGTAAGCAGTGGGTGGAATACACCACAAGCGCCGTCCCAAGGGGTGGTGCGCTCTTCATGCTTTAGGCCTAAAAGATCAAGGCCTTCGATGTAAGATCTTTCCCAGTCGGCTCGACTTTCCTTATCTGCACGAAAAGAACCGATAAGGTCGTTTGCCATTGAGTAGAGATCAGCTTCATCGATCAGTTCGGCTAGATTGGAGTCATGCGGAACGCCTGCGCTCTGCAAATCGTCCTCATCAAACTCAAAGATTGTTTCACCACCCGCTGCAATAGAGACGGATTCTGGATCTACAATCTCTATTTCTAAAGCTTCTTCCTCCATTCCTGCCATAACAGGAGTGGGGGTTGCCAACGGGCGGTCAATAGCCATCTATCCATTCTTCCCAAACTTTTGAGAACGAGCAGCACCAGAGCCTCTGGCAACACCGCCGCCTTCCATCTTCTGGATCTTGGTGACACCCCCTGCTGCGTACATCTTTGAACTCATACGCATCTTGTTTGGCATGTTGTTCGGCATCTTGCCGCCACTTTGGGCAAGAAACGCAGGAACCATTTCGCCGTCTTTCTCTGCCATCGGCATCTTGCCGCCAGACTTGTAGCCCTTAGACTTCATTTTTCCGCCACCGGCATAGCCTTTGGACTTCATCTTGCCGCCAGCCATCATCCCTTTAGACTTCTTCATCGGAATCCTCCGCATATAAATTGTCAAAAACCCTGTTCACATCCAGCGTGTAGTCAAGATCAGACTTGCTGTAATGAATATGTTGAGACGGGCGAAAATCTGGTGCGCCCTCTCCTGTCTCAAACCAAGCTGGGTGAGTCACCCTAACTCGATTATTCGGTAACGCTACTATGTTCCCTGTATACGGGCCTGCCTCTAGTAGCTCCATCACATGACTCTGCTTGTGTTGTGCGGGGTCATCTGCAATTTCGTTGTCTGTGTAGTCTACAGTAAACATGTACTTAGCAGGGTAGAACTCTCCGTCCACCTTTGCCAGCCACGGACAGGGTGATGCCCTCTCCAACACATATACCGAATGATCCCGTGATGAGCAATCCCAAGGTTGCGCTGCATATACAGGCATCGGCTCAGGCCATTCCTCAAAAGGCGTGTCGCCTACCAGTGCGGTGATTGGCATTCTTGCCCACATCGCCCCGCCATGAACATTGGGTTCGTCGGTGTCGTATGTCTCTGCACCAGTAAATATCAACTGAAAACTCAGGCATCGCTTTGGCATTGTCGTGACAGCAATTGCCATCGCATGAACAAATTCACCGTGATACTTAGTGTGGTTATGCGTGTATTCCTTTCTCACCCAGCACTTAAAGTACGGGATGTTGCTTTGAAGATATGGCATCTATCTAGGCTTTGCCGTCCCATCCATTCTGACCCTGCCGCCCTTCTTCATGTCTTTAACTTCTTGATTTTTTGGAGGGTCTAGCGGAGCAATATTTTTTTTCTTTGTTACTGGAGGTTCTAGCGGAGCAATGTCTTTCTTCTTTGTTATTAAAGGCTCCAGCGGAGCAATCTTTTTTTTCTTACTGGTCATTAGTAATAACTCGCTTTCCTTGGATAAAAAGGTTCGTCCTCTTCATCACTGAGTAGTCGTAAGAACCCGCCCTGCCTAAACCGTAGCAATGCCTGTGTAGAGGAGTCTACAAGGTCATCATGCTCACCAGCAGGAAAAGCAGCAAACTCTTCTACAACCTCTTCGGCAAACCGTGTGTTAGGCCGCCATACATTGCCAGAGGCAAACAAGTCAGATACTGCGTTTACACGGCTGATCTTATCGTTGCCCCTAGACGGGGTGTATTCCGCAACAGGTATGCCCATCGCTCGTAGCTCAAAGATCAGCGGCGTACCCGCTGCCTTGGCTTCTACAATGCAGGCATCTGGCTCCCAGTAACCGTAAAACTCATAGGCTTTCTTTTTAAGCTCAGGGAACTCTAGTCGCTCTTTGTGAGCATCAAGCAGGATTATGTTCGCCTGCATCGTGCCTACATCGTCTGGGTGGTAAAACACACCCCATGTCGTACAGGCAGAGAAATCTGATCGTTGAGTCTTGAGGAATGCCGTATCCCAAGACTGGATAATAAACTCGCATTCAGGCGGCACATCACTGTCCCATTCGCGCCACCATTCCCTTTTCACCAGAGCGCCCTCTTCTGAGGTTGGATTCTGCTGATACTGGGCATTCCACTTGGGAGCGGGTAATTCGTTGCGTAGCGACTCAAGCTCTTCTAAAGGCCAGAACTGAGGCCATAGCGACTTACCTGACGGCATGATCGCCGGGAACTCAATCACCTCCCATTCATCCGTACCAGCCCGTTGCACTGAGGACTTGATAATCTGCCCTGTCAAGTCACGTTTGTGCCATCGGGTCATAACAACGATGATCGCGCCTCCCGGCTGTAAACGCTGTCTAGGCCCGGAGGTATACCACTCGTAAACTTTATCAAACACACCGGGATCGGCACTCTGCCCTTCTTGCTCAGAATGCGGGTCATCGATAATCAACAGATCCGCACCCTTACCAGTCACAGCACCGCCAACACCAATAGCGAAGTATTCGCCGCCTTGTGTGGTACTCCACCGGCCTGCGGCCTTGGAATCTGCCCGTAAACCCAACGCAGGGAAAACCTGCTTGTAGTCTTCACTGTCTACTAGGTTACGAACCTTGCGACCAAAACCAACCGACAACTCTGCGGTGTGGGCAGTCTGAATGATCTTCTTCTCAGGAAAGTTACCTAGAAACCAAGCGGGGAGTAAGTACGAAGCAAACTCTGACTTAGTGTGCCGTGGTGGCATATTGATTATCAGACGCTTCAACTCGCCACGGGCAACACGCTCAAAAGCATCCCCCATGATCTTGTGATGCCTGCCCTCAATAAACGCAGGCCATACATGTTTGATAAACGGCATGAACCCGTCACGGGCCAATTCCTTAGCTTCAGCGGCCTCTAACTCTTCAATAAGAGCCAGCATCTCGCGCTGCTCATGCTCAGGTAAATTAGGGATCTTCTTGAGAAGATCTGGGTCTACTCTGTCAAGAATCGGCATAAAACCCTCTAGGAATATTCCCGTCTAGGAATATTCCCCTCTCATGTATATACCTAAAATAATCATGTATCTGCCGTGGGGGGCACCTTCCTAGTAGGAATCTTCCTTACTCGGCATATTCCTAGAGAGAGGAATAACTGATTATACAGAAGTTACACACTTGACAAGAATGAGGCAAACACTTTGTGTGAAAATTTTGCAAAATTTTTCGGGGGCTAGGATTCCTACCCCTTTTCCCTGCAAAAAAAGGGTGAGTACTACTTACTGTTTACGGAATATATATTTTTTGGGTAATTGTTTGAGTGTTTCACTATGTATATAGACGGTGGGTGTGTATAGGCATAGGGGGGGGTGGGGTGGTCGCAGGATGATAGACAGATTTGCTGAGAGGCGGGGGTGTGCTAACCGTTAGCATATGCTGTACTGCGTACACAAACCGTTGGGCTATGGTGTACTGGCTACGCTAATGCAAACTGTCAGGCTTGGCCTCATCATCGGCCTTGGCTTGCAGTGCTGCCAACCGGCGCTCTATCTCTGCCGCGACACTGGTGCTATCCCTGTCGCCACTGTTTGTCTCGACTACATCCTTGAACATGCCCACAGTCTGGCCCAGTAGCTGCGCTGCCTTGAGCTTATTGGTATCGGTAGGCTCGGCATCATCCATCCACTTGCGCAGACGCTCTAGAACTTTCTCCCTGTCGCTGACCAGCGAGGCCGATACTGCACGTTCATTCTTCGCCCTTAACTGATCCAGCAATAGGGTAATGGCAGGGTTGGCGGCGAGTCTGCTGGCTTCTGTCCTAATGGCTGCCGCGCTCATGTTCTCGCACTGGTACGCCTCCCTGTAAGCATCACTTAAGCTCATGCCTGCACCACTGCCCAATGCCAACGCAAAGTGCCGCTGCTTACTGGTGAGTCCTGACTTGGGTCTGCCCATGCTTGCCTGTTCCAATGCCTGTATTGGTGCCGATCATACTGCCGCCATGCTGACCGTCCATCACCAGTACCCAGTAATCTATACACACAAAAAGCTTGACATATCGAACTTGCCGATAGGAGGCCCAGAATTGCGTTCTAAGCGCCTTTTGCCTCAACCCATACCATCGCATTGCCTACCCCCTGAACTACGCTTAGACGGAAATTCGTATGTAACTTGTTGATTACAAAGCACTTTCTACTGCATACCAACTATTTACTGCTTATTTGCTTGTCAATACTTGTATTGCACACTGTTACCTGCTATTCGCGTGCGCGTTCCTCTTATCCCGAATTCATCCCCCTGCTTACCGTGTGGCTGGTGAATGCTTGCTTGGCTAGTAATAAATCCCCGCACCACTCGTTGTATCTGCAAGCTTTAATATTTATTGCTTACTGGGTATTGCGTACTGTTTTCATATGTGTGTAAAATCCGTTTCATGGTGAAGGTCGTCCCGCACGGGCAGCCCTGCCACTTGGCCCCAAGGTCAGGCGCACGCGAAAGCCGTACAGCGATACACAGTTCCCCGTAGGCAAACAATTGCCACAAGCAGACGGGCTATCAGTCAGGGCATCCACCTTGACCACTGCTTAGAGCTTCGGCTCACCAATGACCACTCACCGAGTGCTTATTGTTGATTCGATCAATTGGAGAAAGTGTGATGACTACTTCAGAACGTCAGGCCGTGCTGCGGTTCAACCGCCGACGCCTGTTCCTCAACCGAATGATCATGCAAAAGCGTGCATTCATTTCATCAATCCGCAGGGCTTTGCAATCGCAGGGCACTGCATCAATCGGGAGTTTGTAATGACAACAACCTTTACTGTTTCGAGAATGCCTGTCGGCAGCGGGTTCCAAGTGACCCAACAAATTGGTGGTCGCAGACCAGTGATCATCGCCCACTCACGCAGTGCTGATGACGCTCAGAGCTTTGCTTGGCAAAGATTGTCTGACGCGACTGACCGTGGACGCGAGGCTTTCATAACAATCGACATGCGAGGGTATTAATCGACGCTCACATTCCAACTGATGAGTGCTGGGTGGTAACCAGCCGAAACCGTGTAGGAGGCGCGGTCTTGGAAAACCAATACAACAACTTGGAGTGACACCTATGTCCATTAACGCATCAAAGGTCAGCCCTTCGCAGGCCTCAGAAATGCTGCTGGCACACGCCATCAGTCAACTATCTGGCGGCAAGCGCCACAAGCCCGTGTATCTCTGGGGTACCTACGGCGTTGGCAAATCATCCATCGTCAAACAATTGATCACCAAGATTAGCGCCCACTTTGATAAGCCTGTCGGCTTGCTAGATGTTCGCCTGTCACAGTTCGACGCAGTCGATACTCGCGGCATTCCCTACATCCGTGACCAGCGCGATGCGCTCGATGCGGTGGGTAATGACGAAATGGCTGGCATGAGTGACGAAGTGAAACGCGCTGCCTATCAGCTACTGTCGGCTGGGCCATCAAAGACTACCGAATGGTCTACGCCATCATGGCTGCCCAATGTGGCGCGTGACGGCGAGTTCGGCATTCTGTTCTTGGATGAGATACAGCTTGCATGCCAGTCGGTCAAAAATGCTGGATACCAGTTGCTTAATGAGTTCCGCTTGGGCGACTACATCTTGCCTGCTGGCTGGTTTGTCATTGCCGCATCCAACCGTCCCAATGACGGCGCTGGTGTGTCTGGGCGTATGGATGCTGCTGTAAGCACCCGTTTCAAGTATCACTTGGATGTTATGCCATCCGCTGCTGAGACCACCGATTACTTTCAAGACATTGGTGTTCGCCCAGAGGTGATCGCGTTCCTGAAGTTTCGCGGTGAGGCTGCCGGTGATCAGGCTGGACTCATTCATGAGTTCCCCAATGGCGGCACCGCCAAAGACAAGGTTGCTATCGCTACGCCGCGAACATGGGAGTCTGTCAGCGACATCCTTGACGATGGCATGGCGGCTGATCTGGAGCACATCGCTATCGAAGGTGCTATCGGCGCTGGTGCTGCTGGCGAGTTTGTCGCGTTCCTCCGCACGATGCGTAACCTGCCTGACATTGGCATGTTTTTGTCTGACCCGCACAACGTGCCACTGCCCAATGAGATCACCACTCAGTACGCAGTGACCGCTGCGCTGGCTGCGCGGGTGACCGCTGACAATCTTGGCAATGGCGTGACCGTTGTGTCCCGCATCAACAACGAACTGCTGGAAGTGTTCTGGATACTGGCAACGCGCCGTGACCCAGACCTCAAGGCTTCACCTGAGTATGTTGCCCACAAAGCAACCCACTAAACCCCACGGGGCTTCGGCCCCCTTTATTTATTTTGGAGTAAATAGTTATGGATAAGATCCAGAACAACGCAATGCTTATTGCTGCGACGATCAAGAAATTCTCAAACAGCCGCAAAGACACCAGCATATCTGCTGAGGTTGCCGCGACTAAGAACGCCAACCCCAAGGTCATCACCGTGACCAAGAAACTGCTCGATGCACCTGCCATCAAGGCGCTCAACCGTATCGCTGGGCAGCTTCGCAACTCAGTACTCAACCCTGTGACCATGCCTTGGGAGGATGGTGTACGCCTGATCACTGTTGACCAGATCGAATCATTTGAGGCTGAGTGGGACAAGAAAGTAGACCGCGCTGAGGAGCTAAAGCGCGAGGTCATTACCGAATGGCCCAACATCTTGAAGCGTGCCAAAAAAGACCTTGGTGATTCCTTCGATATCTCAGAGCTACCCAGTGCTGAGTTTGTCGCTGGCAGTTACCAGTTCAGCTACATACTACGCGCCATGCCCGACTCCGGTGATATCAGGGTCAACCTGCCTGCCGACAAGATCGCCAAGATCAAGGCTCAGGCCGAGTCCGACATCAACAAGCGCGTCGAGTCTGCCGCTGAGTCTGTGCATGAGCGTGTCATCGACACCTTGCAGTCTTTGGTTGACGGCCTTGAGCGGCACGGTAGCAAGCCTGCTGGTGCCAAACGTGCAAGCAAGTTTGCAGATACCACTGTCGAGAACATCGAGAAGCTTGCTCAGGTTCTACCTTCACTCAACATTACCGGCGACCCCAAGCTGGCGCAGGCAAGCAACGCTATCCTGTCTCAGCTTAACGGCCTAGATCCTCAGCGGCTGCGCGACTCATCAACTGAGCGTCAGGCTGTTGCCAACAAGGCCAAGTCGATTGTCGATAACCTCACCGGCCTTTGGGATTAACGGAGAAATAATTATGTCCGCGTTAAACATTATGTTGAAAGCTCGACGACGCATGCTGCGCGAGTTTCCATACTTTGGCTTCCGACTGCATCAGCTACTGCTGGTGCCTACAACCAAAACCTCGACGATGGCAACCGACGGCAAGGCTATCTACTTCAACGAGAAGTGGGTGCCTGAGCAGCACAACATCCACGGCTACAAGTTCATCATGACCGTACTGGCTCATGAGATTATGCATGTTGATGGGTTCCATCACCTGCGTAAGGGCAGCCGTGATCACAAGCTTTGGAATGAGGCTGCTGACTACGCCATCAACTACGCGCTAGTGCGTGAGGGCTTTGAGGTTCACGATGGCCTGTACAGCACCGACTACATTGGCAAGTCTGCTGAACAGGTGTACACCATCCTCGAAAGCCAGCGCAGCACTGAGGCCGACAAGCCCAGCACCGGCAACGGTGGCGCTGACGATGATGACTCAGGCGATGGCGCTGCCGATGGGGATACCCCTGATCAGGGCGACAGTGGCTCTGAGGGCGGCTCTGACGGCGATACCGGCGATGCTGGCGACACTGGCACCTCTGGTGACGGCGACGGCCCTGCTGACCCTGACGCGCCTTGGGGTGAGGTCTGGGAAGGCACCAACAATGACGGCACCGCAATGTCTGCTGATCAGAAAGCTTCTGTGCAGCGTGAGATCACCAGTCAGATATTTGAGGCTGCAAAGGCTCAGGATAAAATCAAGGGCAAAGGTGAGGGCCGTGGCGCTGCTGTTGACCAGATCATCAGTGGCGTATCCGGTGACCCTGTCCCTTGGTTCGAGCATCTTAAAGATGCGTTCTCTGACTACGTTCTGACTGAGCACACCTTTGCTCGACCAGAGCGCCGACTGCTCTCGCAGGGCATGATCTTGCCGACGCAGGAGCGTGAGCCTAACGGCGAGCTTGTTGTGTCGGTAGACACCAGCGGATCAATGGGCCAAGACGAGCTAGACGCTATTGCGGGCCATGTGCAGGACATCATCGATGAGATCAACCCTATTAAGACTGTGGTGATCTACTGCCACCATGTCCTCTGCGGCGTCGAGGAGTTTGATCGGCATGAGGAGCTAACGCTCAGGATTCCTGAGACCGGCGGCACGGCGTTCAACCCACCGTTCAACTACGTTGCGCGTGAGGGCTTGGAGCCATGCGCGATGATCTACTTCACCGATGGCTGGGGTGACGTTGGGCCAGACGGCTGGCATGACTTCAGTGATCCAGACTATCCGGTGATCTGGGCAACGACAGACCGTGAGCCTTTATTCGCTGGGTGCGAACCCTTCGGTGAGGTGATACGGGTTACATAACAGCGGCAGTAGCCGCGAACCATCCTAGCCACGATGTAAAACTTGCACGATGCGTCCTGAGTATGACGAGAAAAACTGCTCACGCTGATTTCAGTGTAGTGCCTACCTTGGTGGTCACTACGGTGCAATCCGCGCCACAACTGGAGAATTGACATGGTGTATTGAAACCATGCGCCCACTGGTCACCCTGTACGACTGGTGGATGGTAGCGATTGGTGCAGGGCGCTCAGGGGGAAGGCCAACCCCTGAGTGAGCGACTGAGATGCGACCTCTAAAGCTTGGCAGCCCATTACTTATTTTTTGGAGAATAGTGATATGAGATTTGAGATTACGTTAACGCTGGCAGTGGTATGCGCTGCTTTGTCTGCACTTATGGCGCTGCTGGGATACGAGTATTCATTCGGCAGTGGGTTCGGGTTAACGCCCGTGATCGCATTCCCCGCAATGATCGCGTTGTGGTTTGTTCCGGTTTGGTTTGTTTACAGCAACCGCACACCTTCGGTTGAGCAAGAGCTTTTGGAAAATTACCTCAATGACCTGCGGTACTGGGCAGGTACAGGTGATGTGAATTACTTCACCAACGGCACACCTTACTTTGAGAATAGTGAGGAGCTTATGGATTACATCAAACTTGTAGAGACCGCCGTGGAGGGCAAATAGTATGGATAATCAAGAGAAGTTTGAGAAGGTGAGCATCGCGCTTCACGAAGCCCTGCCCGATGAATTAGAGGGGGCATGGGAGATCGCCAGAATCATTGGCATGGTTATGCTTACCTACAAGGTCAGTTCTCCAGCAGAGGCCGCGCTGATCTGCGTAGAGGCTGCCAGCGAGTACAGCGACTGGCTGGTTGAGCAGTCAGAGGAATGCACCTGCCCACCAGAGGAGATGCATTGATGTGTGATCGACCAGACAGTTCGTTTCACAACCCATACGAGTATGACGCTGAGTATTGCGATGCGTGTGGCGCTGAGATGTACGAAGATGAGGACGAAGAGGGCCGAATGTTACCGTTCTGCCCAGACTGTCCATAGTTGACCACTGGAGTCTATTAGGTTCTAATCACTGAACTCCTGCACGACCCACCCCCTGCCAAGCATCCCCTGCTTGGTTAGGGGGAACCCCCCCTAGTTTATTGACCAATCAATAAGTAAAAAAGTTTGCGTCCTGCATCCTTTACAACTCCCATATGAAAACAACATTTCGATAGCTCGACACCAAACAGGTACGTCTTGCGCCCAAAATCTGGGATGAGTTCCAGTATCGTGTTAGTCATCCTGCCTCACGGTTTTTGATAGCCCACCTACAACTGTGTTTTGCATCACCACTGGCACACACAACACCGCTATTGGAAGCGACGCTGGTAACGTAACGACGGGTACTTACAACACGGCTATAGGTGACCAGCGGTGTTAGTGCCTACAGGCTGTTTTTGATAGCCCACCCCCAAGCCGGACAGAAAATACACCAAGGGTCACAAAAACATTTCTGTCGGTGATAAGAATATTTATGTATTCCTGCTCAGTCAGTAAGACCAAAGGTATCTACAACACACCTATAGGTGCTATGTGGAATAAGGCTTTGCGGGGTTTTTTGATAGCCAGTTATTAGCTACCAACTTCTGCGTTTTTCTACGCGAATGTGCGTAAGTTGCTTGTGGTTGCTAAACCGAATCTAGGACGGTTGTCAGAGTCTCTATGTCAGCCAGCGAGTCGGTTGGCTTGTCCTCTACTATCATCAGGTAGGTCAGAGAGGCTGCATGCTCCCCGAACTCTTCTGCAATTCTTTTGAACGTGCGACTGAGCATCAGGATTTGTTCGTTGCGATTTCCCCGATGCCCACCAGTGTGCGTAGCGGTCATGTCTGGACTCTTGAGGTAAACGCCTGCCTGAACAGCTTGCGAAAGTATTCTCTCGGCAGCTTGATGATGCTTGATCGTGATATACCGTTTGAGCAGTAAATGATCAATGAACATCTGGTCAGCAACACGGGCGCGGCCTATACCGCTATCAGACTCCTCCAAGGCAATGACATGGCGGCGGTGGAGTGCCGCCGTGCCGATGTCGTTAACCTTAGATTTCAACGTCCCACTCATCGTCGGTCTCGTTAAAGTCTTTCACCCTTGGCGGCGAGAACGGATCTGGCAGATCGTCATAGCTGATTTCGCTGTACCGGCCTGTGGGTATGTCATAGTCCAAGACGGTGCCGCCCGTAGTGCCTATCCATTTGAACCTGACCTTCCAGACATGTATCTCAGTAGCCTTCTCAGGGCTAAGGTGTACGGTGATCCCAAGGTCTGCCTTGGCAAAGAAGCTGGCGCTACCAGAGATGTTCATCCCCTTTGGCACCGCCGTTGTGCCGTCTGGGTTGGTTGGCATCTTGGCTGGGTGAGCGATAAACCAAATGTGAATCTGATTAGCTCTAGCAAACGCAACAAGCCTAGTCAGCATCTCATTGATGCCCTGATGCTCATTGTCTAGCGACCTGCTCTGCGAGATGTAGTTGTACGGATCGATGACCAAGCCTCGTATGCCCAGCCTCATAACAGCTTGCCTAGCACGGTCTAGAATACTGTCGATTGTGGTTGCCTCACCCCCACGCTGCTCCAAGAACAGGAAGTGATCGTTGACCCAGTTCATGGCACTGACAGACTCAACCCTGCTCATGCGGTTTGGCATCCCGTCAAAGAACGGCTTGCCGACAAACTTCTCCGATAACTTAGCGATGTGCAGAGGCGGCGGGTTCTCAAAGCTTGCGACAGCAAACCTCCAGCCCTCGCTTTGTGCCAGATTAACCATTATCTGGTCAATAAACTCAGACTTGCCAGATCCCGGCAGTCCGGTAACAACAGACAATTGCCCCGGCACCACTGTGAACAGCCTATCGACAGACGGTATCCCTGTAGACATCCCGCCCACCAAGCCGTTGTCGTACAGGTGAGCAATATCCAAAGCATAGTCATCCGCTGAGTACACACCCTCCAACGGCATAGCTGCCGCCCTGTCAATTGCCAGTGCCAATGCCTCTGGCCCAAGCTTCAGCAAAACATCGTTTGCGTCCTTGCACCCATCAGGCCACTCGACAGACCAGCACTTGGCTCTGCCGATACGCCTAGCCAACTCCTCAGCCAATGCGAACCCAGCATCGTCACCGTCAGCAGCTAGAACAATCCTGTCCACCCGCTCAATCAAATCCTTTGCCGCCCAGATGTAGGCGAACTTGTTATCGTCTTCTGGGTTTAATTCTTTTGTGCTTACCTTCTGTGGCGCACCGTTGGGTACGCTGACGCAGGAATCTATGCCAGCCGTAGCGCATGCCAGCAAATCCATTTCACCCTCGACAATGACCAGTGTGGTTGCATCATCTGGCACCTGCTCTGCACCCCACAGGGTTCGGGCAGCACCGTCTTGTGTAAACGCTTTACCCTCGACGCTACGCCACTTCACGGCTTCTTTGTTGCCGTAGACAAAACCGATAGACGGCTGCTCACCGTTGTTGTGGTAGAACTTTGTGCCGCTAACGACTGGATACCTGTCAACGACAGACGGGTCTATGCCTCTATCTGACAAGCATTTACTGATCAAATCTTTATCGGTGGTCTTGGGAACGGATATCGCCCTGACTTTGGGTGCCTGTGGACGGTAGTCTGGATGGTCTGTTTTGCCAGCTAAACCGCAATGATGGCAGTGATACAGGGTTGTGTTCCCGTCCATCGTTACAGTCATTGATTTCATGCCCTTCTTCTTTCTTGTTTCACTGCATACTGGGCAAGGTATACGAGCGTTCTCGGTGTATTGGACTAGGATCGAATCCAAGTCTTCTTTATTTAGCATTTGCACTCCTGCTTTTGCTGTGGTTAAAATCCACCGTCAGGTGGTCTTAGGAATATGCCCAGCTTGGAACATTCCTTAAATAATTAGGAATCTTCCTCAACAGGAATATTCCTAGCCGGTTTTATCACCCCCTCCAGAAGATCCATCACCGCCCTCTTTCTTTCAACACCCTGCAACCGAGCAGCAGCCAAAGCTTGCTGCCTAAAGTCAGGGTTTGCATTGAGCGGCATAGCGATTGTCTCATCTGCAAAATATCGGATGGCACTGATTCTATCTCTTGAGGAATCTGAGTCGATATCTTTTACGGTTTGAATGAAAATTCTTCTCTTAAGTTTTCTCTCGCGCTTCTTCCACGCAGATTTCTGCTCTCGGCTGATCACGGTCTAACCCCCAGTAGATGTGTTTCTGTTTCACCTGCCTATCGTTCTTGTAAATCTTGTCCTGCATACAATCTAAGATTA